CTGCTGAATCCAAAACGACAAACAATTCTGTCAGCAAATCAGAGACGTCGGTTAACACACCGGCCGTGACCAGTGGTGCAACTGCGGCCACTCAGAACGATGTAGGCAGCGCGTTGTCTGGCCTGAAAAAGTCGGTTTCAAGTGCTTATTCCGAGATCGCAACCAAAGTCACCACCACTATTTCTGACGGAGCAAAGCCAGCAACAACTGCAATTAGCGGTGCGGCGACATCTGCAATTAATGGTCTGTCTCAGTCAGTCACGGAACTGGTTAAGGTGATCACCTGATGGAAATTATCAGCGTTCAACCGGTCAAAGGCCAAAAAATTAACGTGAATCTTGACGCCCAGCGCGTGACATTGCGTATCAGCCAGCGATCAACTGGACTGTATATGGATGTCGCGGTAAATGACAGGTGGGTAGTGCAGGGTGTTTTATGTTTGAACGGGAATAAAATTGTTCGTTATCCGTACCTTGGTTTCCGTGGTGAGCTTTTCTTTTGTGACACAAAGGGAATCGATGACCCGTATTACTCTGAGCTGGGCAATCGCTTCAAACTTTATTACGCCACAGAACAAGAAATGAGTGCCGCGCTATGACGTACCAGAAACGGAACATCAAATTTGAGTTCACTCTCACCGATCAGGTGTTCGATGGGACTCAAGGGCCGGGGAAGGATAACGTTCTCACTATCGAAAACGCAAAAGCTGTCGTTGAATACAACGGATACGGCGGTTCTGCATTAACCACCTTAACGGCAAGCGTTTATGGGTTAAACCTCAGTAATATGGCGAAGCTCAGCTATGCTGGGAATCTTCGCGGCCCAATGAAAAACAACAAAATTAAGGTTTGGGCCCAGGATGAACTTATCTTCTACGGAACTATCACTTTCGCGACGACTGATTTTAATGAGGCGCCTGATGCACCGTTAATTATTGAAGCGCATGCATTGGGCGCGGAGCGCTCACTGCCAGCAAAACCATTTTCTGTGGAAGGCGATGTTGATGTCATTGACGCTATTAAATCCATAGCCGACCCGCTAGGGATAATGGTTTCAGTCCTTGAAGATATTAAATTCCCTCTTAGTAATCCCTATGTGGTTGGCGACCCGGTTAGCCAGATAACTCAACTGGCAAAAATGGCAAACCTGAATATTGACTGCAGTACGCAAGTTATCAGGATTTGGTCGCTGAATGGGTCATGGGATGACGTGGTTCCTTTTGTGTCTAAAAGTAGCGGTCTGATAGGGTATCCGGTATGGACACGCGACGGCCTTTATCTTACCTGCATGTTTTCATCAAACCTGATAGCTCCACGCAAAATGAAGCTCGAAACCGAGCTGCCCGGCGCGTCTGGAATGTACACAATCACCACCGTAAAGCATGTTTTATCGTCATGGGTAGAAGGCGGCCCGTGGTTTTCTTTTGTCGTGGCTTACCAAAACCCGGAGCAGTAAATGACGCAAAAAGGTGAATTCTCATATAAGCCGCAGGATGTAAACTGCGAAGCGAACATCAATGAATATATTTTTAACCTTTTGCTTTCACGCCATGCTTTTATTCAGACTGTCCTGGTGAAAAAAGTTAAGCCTCAGCCCGGATTACAACCCCCTCTGCTTGATGTATTGCCGCTGGTCCTTGGATTTTCAGCAGGTAATGAGAAAGTGGAAAATTCAGAGGTGTTTAATGTCCCGGTCTGGAGGTTGCAGAGGGGAGCCAGCGCGGTCATGATGGACCCTGTTGAGGGTGATATTGGAATAATGCTTTGCTGTGATCGCGACATAACCAAAGTTAAAAAAGAGAAAACCGAGTCTCTTCCCGCGTCAATGAGAACTCACAGTAAAGCTGACGGAATATATCTCGGTGGTGTTCTGAATGCAGATCCGGTTCAGTATGTAAGATTCGCCAATGATGGTATTGACGTTGTTTCGCCGTTGCTGGTTAGCGTTAACGCCCCAAATATTGAATTAAATGCTGACGCTAAAGTTTCTGTTAACGCGCCCAACATTGATTTGAATGGACAGGTTAATCAGGGATCCGGGAGTTATGCGGGAAATGCCACCTTTGGCGGTAATGTAATTGCAGTTGGTGAAGTGACAGGTAATGGCAAGAACCTTTCAACTCACGTTCATGGTGGGGTACAATCAGGAAATAACAATACTCAAGGGCCTGTATAATGAAATATATCATCCTGACTGCCGCTATATTTGTTTTATGCAGTTGCGCCACAAACGATAAAAATCAAACCAGGGCACCTGCGGACCCTGCGGTTAGTCCCGCTTCCACGGTGGCGAACACGAATTCGGAGCCGGCCAATAATGATCAGGCATGCTCGTCTTCCCCGGAGTGCCTGAAAGATAAAAATATCAAAAAGTATGCGTCTGATTTGAATTCTGCATACCTTTTTGCCATGTCACAAAATCGGTATCTTCAGGCGCAATATGACTCTCTGGTTCGCATGACCTGCAGGGAGGCCGGTGCCGCGCAACAGAAAGACGTTTCCATTGAGGCCATTCAGGAAAGAATTAAGCTTGCTGAAGGCTTTTCTCCGGAGCAGCGGTACATCGTTAATGAGGTATCAAAATCCTGTTGGGAGTTAAGCAAAAATGGAATTCCTGACGGCACGGTGAAAATAGCTACTTTTTACTGACGAATATACAGGTGGGATATTTCCCAACTAACAACCTCGCTTCGGCGGGGTTTTTTATGCCCAAAATACGGAATTCACTATGTCCACTATTGATATTCGACGCGCAGCGCAATACGCAACAGTAGCGGAGAACGCCGCCGCGCAGTGCGTCATCGTCGCCGACAGCCTGCAGGCTAATGTTGAAGGGCTGACAGAACAAGCCACCGCAGCAGCGCAGCAGGCAGTAGCATCACAAAACGCCGCCAAGGCATCTGAGACAGCTTCAAAGTCCAGCGAAACCAGTGCGTCCGCTTCAGCAGCATCCGCAGCACAGAGCGCCGCAGAGGCCGCCAGTTCAGCCGCTGCCACGGGTTATGTCGCGCCGCCGTTCCCGGATGTATGGGCACCACTCAATGACGATTTAAAAATGATTTCCGGGTATCCGGTAAACACTAAATTGCTGTCGTTCAGCAGAGCATCAACCGCGACGTATATCGACAAATCAGGTGTGTTGCAGACAGCGGCGATTAATGAAGCTCGGTTTGAAAAACAAGGCTTGCTCATTGAGGGGCAGAGTTCTAATGGGCTCATATATTCTGGTGATCTGACAAATTCAGTATGGACGGCTGCTCAAGGGACAAAAACCCCGCAGACGGCGCCTGATGGTTCGTCTGGGGCGGTAAAATTCATTCCCAATGCAACAGCCGCCACCCATGTACTTTCCCAAGTATTTTCGGCCACAGCGGGACAGACGTACACGATGTCAATTTTCGTCAAAGCGGCGGAATTGACGAAATGCATTGTTCAAATTGGTAATTTTGCAAGCCAAACAAATCCGCAAGCGGTTCGTGTGGACATGGCCGCCAAAACTGCGGTTGGTACAGTAGACCAGTCACGCGTTTCGATAACTGAACTTGCAGATGGTTGGTTCCGTGTTTCGTGTACTGCGACTGTAATGGCTGGAGCATCCAACACGAACCTGATTATCGGGGTGCACGCAGCAGACAATTCATGGTCATCAACATCATCCGGAGATGGTGCATCTGGTTTTTATGTTTGGGGTGGTCAAATTGAAAATACTACGTCTGCCAGTTCATATATTCCCACTTTGTCGTCAGCAGTAACACGCGCCGCAGACGATTGCTCCATGCAACGCTCAGGCAATGACAACTATTTTGGCCCGGTAACTATCGCGGCTGAGGTTCACTGTAACGGTCAGACCGCGACAGATGGCGCTACGTCAAGCCGCCGCGGAATTCTTGCAGCGTATCCGACTACCACTGAATTCATCGTTATGATGGTAGACAGCACGACTGCAACCCTGGGGAAATATGCATTCGCGTATGGCAGTTCAACGTTTAATTACTCAGACAACCGGATTGATGACGGCCAGGTTCATACGGTTTGTTCCCGGTCCACGACTTCACAGAATCAGAGTTGCGTGGATGGAACGCTCCTGACCAGCCCGACATCTGTATCCCGGCCAACACCCGGGACAACTTCCTCAGTTAATCAACTCTTTTATATTGGACGCGGCGCCGGGGCCACGGCCTCTGGATCACGCATGCTTAACGGTCATATACGCAATTTGCGTATCTGGCACAGGGCGTTATCTGACATCCAAATGAAGGGCATACGATGAAAGATATTTATCTGCGGTTCAGCACTGAAAAAGAGATGAGGAAGCAGTTGCTGAAATCAGGTTTTGAGGACGTTGGAGGAAGCTATTATCACCCGGAAGTTCTGGTAGATATTGTTGGTGTCGTACAGGTTCCGGTTAATCCGGGTGAGCCGGAAACGGAATACACTCCTTTAGACGGTTACCACGTCAATCTGCGTGTCATCAATGATGATCTGAAACTCAAATTCCTGAAGAAATATACCGTCAACCCTCAGTCACCATCACGTATATGGGCGGGCTGATATGATCACAAAATCTTTCCTGCTTGAAACCGACTCATGGGATATCAGCCTCGATAGCTTTGGCAATATGGCAATAACCGACAATCCCTACGCCGTAGCTCAGGATGTTGCCTGTGCATGTCTGACATTCCTCGGCGAGTCATGGTACGACACTTCACTTGGTATCCCTTATTACCAGCGTATTTTGGGGCACTGGCCCGGCACGCAGCTTATTAATACCAAGATGCAAACTGAGGCTTTAAAACTCCCCTACGTTCAGTCAGCGGCCTGCACGGTGGCTATCGGGAAAGGCGATCGGAAATGCTCCGGCGTCATGACCATCATAGACACGAATAACATCTCCAGCACAATCCAATTCTGAGGCCACGCATGGCGACAGTAATCGCAACAACGGCAGTTCCCGCTGCTGAGTTTTCTGACATCGGTCTCTCGGTGCCGGATGAGATTGATATCCTCGACGGGCGACTGGTAGATCTGGATAACTCCTTCGGTGGCGGGATGAGCAAAAGCCTCACGACACCACAAGGTCAGATGGCGCAAAGCGACGCGGCAATTATCGCCGACAAAAATGACCAGCTGCTTTATATCGCAAACAACATCAACCCTGACTACGCATCCGGGCGCTTTCAGGATGCTATTGCTCGTATTTATTTCATTGACCGCATAGAAGCAACAGGAACCACTGTAACGGCCACCGTTACCGGGCTTGTGGGGACACCCATCCCGGCAGGAAGCACGGCACAGGATGAAGCTGGCTATATCTATACCTCACTCACTGATGCAGTAATCCCCTCAACAGGGTCTATTGATATCGTATTTCAGAACCTGACCAGCGGAGCTATACCGTGCCCTGTAGGCGCTCTTAACCGAATCTATCGCGGCATATCGGGATGGTCAGGGATTACGAACGCTGCGGCTGGTTCGGCAGGTAACGATGTAGAGACCCGGGCTAATTTTGAATACCGGCGCAAACAATCTGTCGCCCTGAATGCGAAAGGCACCCCGGAGTCAATTTACGCCGCCGTGCTGGACGTTGACGGTGTGACTGATGCTTATGTCTGGTCAAATCATTCAGGTTCACCCGTAAATATCGGTGCAACAAATTACCCGGTTCCGGCGCACAGCGTTTACGTGGCGGCATATGGGGGTAACGCAGCTGATATTGCGCAGGCGATTTATATTAAGAATCAAGCCGGATGCGGAATGGTGGGAAATACGTCCTTTGTCGTGACGGATACAACGCAGGGAACCAACAACCCACCGCAATATACGATCACCTGGAATAACCCGTCGCCTGCCAGAACGTATTACAAAGTCGAAATTGCGAATAACGCATCGCTGCCCTCAAACATCGGCGACCTGGTAAAAGAGCAGGTGATTAACGCCTTTAATGGCGGGAGCGACCTTGTGCCAAAAGCCAGAATTGGGTCAAAGCTTTTTGCCGGCGGTTATTACTCTGTGGTGAATAAGATTGACCCTTCCGTGGTCAACGTCCTGTCTCTCACTGTCAGTAAGAACGGGACAACATTTGCCTCATCAGTTGAATATGGCGTTGACCAGATCCCCACCCTCGACGCTAACGATATTACGGTAACCCTCGTATGAGAAATGTGAAGGACACAATCCTCACACAATACGCAGACAGTCCAAAACTTAGAAGCCTGATAGAAACATTTAATGACGCACTCGACCTGGATGATTTCACTGAAGAATTCATCAGATCAGTGTGGGATATCTCCACGGCTGATACGTACGGGCTGGATGTGTGGGGGAAGATAGTTGGCGTATCACGATTGCTTAAAGTTGAGCAATCTTCCACATATTTTGGCTTTGATGAAGCATTAACCTCCGCTTCGAATAATTCACCCAAGCCATTTAATGAAGCACCTTTTTATAACGGTCCGCTTCAGTCACAGACATACCGGCTGAGCAATGACGCCTATCGCATCCTGATCATGGCAAAGGCCATGTCAAATATAACGGATTGCTCGATCCCAAATATTAACCGCCTGCTTAATTACCTTTTTGGAACTAAAGGACAGGTGTTCGTCGCCATTACCGGAGTCATGTCGATTCGGTATGTCTTTCTCTTTGAATTAAGCGACGTGGAGCGGGCGGTAATTCTTAATTCGAATGCAATAACAAAACCAGCAGGCGTGTCAGTTGGCCTGATGATAGTTGACCCTCAAACCACCTTCGGGTTTGCCGAAGCAGGCCTTCAACCGTTTGAACAGGGAATTTTCTTCCCGGATACAGGAATACAAAATGCAAATTAGCAATTTACCCAAATTGTTACCGGTTCCCTTTGCTAGCAGTGGTTCTAAACAGGATATCCCCGTAGCGTCTCAGATCGGGGTATCAGGTGGCCGCGCATCATATACGGATGGATTCCCGCCGTTAACCAGAACACCAATTGCCGCAGGTGGTATTCCGCCATTCGGGACTGATTTTAATGGTGTACTGAATGACATCACATCTGCCATCCGCTGGGCTCAGGCAGGCGGCGGATATGGTTATGACTCCACGTTTTCATCCGGTGTGAGTGGCTATCCGATCGGGGCAAGGCTGGCGAACTCTACGGGGGACGGGTACTGGTTAAACACGGTTGATGGCAACACAAACAACCCCGAAACATCCTCAGCTACTCCATTAACCGGCTGGGTTCCCGCTGACTCCTACGGAGTTACCAGTATTTCGGGATTGGGATCATCCAGTGTGACACTGTCGACACTACAGGCGTCACGTGACCGTATTGTGCTAACCGGTACGCTGACAGCCAACATCAATGTCATCGTTCCAGCCTGGCGGAAATCGTGGACGGTTGTTAACAACTGCTCCGGCGCGTTTACCGTCACATTTAAAACCACCTCAGGTACAGGAGTGTCAATTCCTGCCGGGTTTACCGCAGAGGTTGTTTGCGATGGAAGTGATATTTCTCAGGACACCACGTTGCTAGGTATTCCAGGAAGGCTTTTGGGCGCTCCAAAAGTTTTAACCGCGTCAGGGTCATACATCCCATCAGCTAATGCCAAGTGGGCCTTGGCAAAACTCGTAGGAGCAGGCGGAGGTAGCGGTGCCGCTTCTTCGTCAGCTAACTATAACGCAGCTGGCGGAGGAGGTGGTGGTGGTGGATATGCAGAAAAATTCTTAGCAGTAAGCAGCGCTACACCTATTCCCTATACAGTTGGCCAGGGTGGGGCTGGAGCGATTTATCCGGCTTCAGCAGGGCAAGTTGGTGGGACGACTACATTTGGTAGCGGATTCAGCGCCACCGGAGGAGAGGGAGGCAACACAGCTACAGCAACCGCGAGCAGTAGTCTTGTGGGACGAGGGGGTCCAGGCGGAACTGCTTCAGGTGGGAATATAAATTCTACTGGATCAGCAGGGCAAAATGGTGTCTCTTCTTCGCCCACCATAGCAGGAGGGTCTATGGGAGCAGGATTTGGCGGGGCATCTGTTCTATCTGGTCCGGGGGGGCCGGGCGGTGGTGCTCCGGGAGCGGTAACAACTGGCGGCAATCAAACCTTCAATGGGCAGAGAGGGAATGACGGAGTTATCATTATTTGGGAGTACGCGTAATGGATAATTGTTATGCAGTAGTAAAAGACGGCATTGTAATAAATATTGTCGTTTGGGATGGTGAAACGGAATGGCAACCCGATGAGGGGTACGCTGTTAAAACTGACGGGTCTGTTGGAATTGGCTGGTTATATGATGGGGAGACTTTCACTCCACCTCCGGTAACGCCACCCTCACATGCACAACTTGTCGCTGCCGCTGAGCAGGAGAAACAGTACAGGCTAACTGTGGCGAATAACCAGATAGCACCCTTACAGGATGCTGTCGATCTGGATATGGCAACTGACGAAGAAGTAAGGTTACTGAACGCATGGAAAAAATATCGCGTTCTGGTTAATCGCATTGATACAAATAAAGCTCCGGATATTCAGTGGCCGCCACAACCGCAATAAATAAAAAGGGCGTTTAATTACGCCCTTATATATCAAACTGCCACTGCTTTTTTTACCGATATCAGCGACATCATTTTCTTGCCTACGTTATGGCTTGGGGACTCTATGGTTATGTGTAGAATCCACGCTACGGTAACTGACGTTATCGTTGCCGCCATGATGCTGATGAATGGCGAAACACCTGCCGCTGTTAAATGGGCAAGGATTGCGTACCCCATGACACCATGCACCACATAGAGTGGGTAACTGATATCAGCCAAAAATCCTAAAATAGACGAGCTTTTCCAATACTTAGATGTTAAAACGGATAATGTAAATATTATTAGCGCTGCTGCATAGCTTATTACTACTGAGTTTGGATCATTATTTATAAACATACCACAAAAAAACAAACATGCAGTAATTGATGCGATAATTATAACTTTACTTAAAGATAACAACCCTCTAAAAACATAGTTAAAAGCTACGCCTATTATCATAAATATAATATATTCACTAACATGCGCCAGTATTTTAAGATTACTGGTCCATGGATAATCGTGAAAAAAGTATACAAATAAAACAAGAAGAAAGGGAATAGAGAAGAAAAATAAACTACCTGATCTTATCAATGGAGCTGAAATGGCGCAAAGTATGTAAAACGCTATCTCAATTTCAAGGGTCCAGATAATACCATCTATGCCTGTCGTTCCAGCTATCAAATGTACGCCTGGTAAATAATGAAACAAAACATCCTCAATATTATAAGGAAAAGCAAATCCAGATACCTTTCCGGATATAATTATTGATAGTAACGTTATAGAAAAACCTGCGATATACAGCGGATAGATTCTAAAGAAACGACCAACCAAGAACGCAATAGTATTAGACTTTATAATAGAGAATGGAATGACGAATCCACTTATCAGGAAAAACAGAGCTACCCCAAAAGGCGCCATAGCTATGGGGAATGTTACTACCCATTCGGCATAGAAAGGGATAGGAACCTGATCTATCGGAGGAACAATAGTGTTCGCCATCTGTCCAGCTGTTTCTCTCGCATACCAAAAAACGCCAAAATAATGCGAAATTAGAACAGCAAAAGCAGCCAAACCTCGCAACGAGTTTGCGAACTCAATTCTGCCGCTAGGGTTATTCACTTACACCTCCGAAAGCAACCGCACATTTTTGTATACAACATATTTTTTGTAAAGGATATATTTTAAATAAAGAAATCAGTAATTTAATTGGGTGATCATTAATATCAAGTTAACTTAAGTCAATTCATTTTTGCCTGAACCATGATGATAGTCATTTATTTGACGCTCTTTTGACTGGCTGCGCTTGACCTTCCTTTTCTCAATAACTACTGTATGCATATACAGTATAAGAAAAAAGGAGACTACAATGCCGCGCTTATCAGATATCCGCCCAGCGTTCTACGCAGCACTACACATCAGCCCGAAAGGGAAACGCACCGTCACCACTCAGGATTTCGTCGCTGAGCTGGCGAAACGCAAACACGACTGGTCACTGCATGAGGCCAACGTGTGGATCGAACACCACATCGATACTTTCAAAGATATCTCCACGCAGGAGGGAGAGGAGCGCACGTTCATGCTCTACAACCCGAACCAGGGAGGTATGTGATATGGGCTTCCCGTCACCTGCAATGGATTTTATCCAGACCCGGTTAACTCCAGATATCGTCTGTGGCACGAACGCCAATACGATGATCATCGAGACGACCGGCGGTTATGCGGTAGTGGAGAAGGGTTCACAGCCAAAAGCAGGAGAGTACGTCCTGATTAACTGGCTAGGTCGCAACTATTTCGCCAGGCCAGCTGGTAAAGCGTTAATCACTGAGGATGGAGAAGCTATCGAGGGTGACGCACTGGATGACGTCGAGGTGATAGGTGTGGTGACGTGGCTGGTCAACCGAACGCGGGATGATGAAGCGC